CAAACTAGCAGGGAAAGCATCGGCTGATAAACGGTTGCTCAACGACCGTTCAACGACCGTTCAACAAAGTAAAGAAAAGAAAATAAAAGTAAATGAAATTAAAGAAAAAGAAAGTAAAATAGATTTTAGTGAATTACTTTCTCCATTTAAAGAAGAATTAAATAACGAGTTTGAAAATTTCCTTTCTTATTGGACAGAAAAAAATAATAAAGGAAAAGAAAGATGGGAATCAGAAAAGTTTTTTGATATTAGCAGAAGAATTAAAACCTGGATGAATAATAAATCTAAATTCAATAATAATGGAAACGCAACCGAAAAGCTTGGCACTAGTGCAGCAAGAATGGAAGCCTTACGAAAATGGTAGTGCATTACCTATAATTCAAGCACAAAACGCAATAACAATTAGGCATAGATCAGAATCCGATATTAAAGATGTTCTTAGGTATGCAATGGTTTTAGTTGGTCTACGTGGAAACAACATGCCAACTGGTGAAGAAAAATTTGTCTTACTTAATTTCATAAGGACAAACTTTGGAAATCAAACGCCTGAAGAAATTCGTTTGGCTTTCGAATATGCAATTGCTGGAAAGTTTGAAACTGATGTAAAATGCTACGAGAATTTCAGTTGTGAATATTTTGCACGGATTATGAAAGCTTATATTGAATATTCTAGACAAGAGGTAAAGTCTTTACCAAAAGAAATAGAACCTATGAAAGAGGTACCTACGGATTTAGAATTAAAAAGGATGGCAATTGAAAATGCCAACTTTCACAGGAAAATGCTAATTGATTATAATAATGGCAATAGCCTATTTAACTGGAAATCATTAGGAGGTTTAGCAAGCTTATATTCTGATTTAAAAAAGTTTGACATCTTTAAAATAAATGAAGATGAGCAAAAAATTATAATGGAAAAATTTAAACACCTAAAAGGAGAAGAATTTAATATCCAATGTAGATCAGAAGCTTATAAGTTTTTTATTCAAACATTAGTTGATTTTGATTGCTATGTTGATAATGATGGAAAAATTAAACAAATAGAAGAATGAATATTTTATTAGAAGCAAATAAGATTATTAACGAAAGATCTGAAGAAAAAGAAAGAATGTATGGTCCATTCGAGGACGGCATGGATAGAGCAGCTAAAATAGCAAGCGGTATGACCGGTAAAGATATATCTGGCTCTGATATGTACGCGTGTATGGTAGCTTTAAAGTTATCTAGGCATAGTTATAATTATAAAGAAGATAACCTCTTAGACGCGGTTGCTTACATTGGCTCATTAAATAACTACATAAATAAACCTAAATAAAATGAAAATTGGAATGATTGGAATAGTGAACAATCTAAGCACTAGATTAAGTTCACATAACGCAGGATGGACTTTTGTCTCAAGATCTGCATTAGAAACCTATTTTAATGAAAAAGTTGAAATACTTGATAACTCAAGCAATTATCAGGATTATGATATTTTGGTAATCAACGAAGGTGTTAATTATAGACAAGATGTTTTTAATTTCTTTGGAGGCGTCCAAGAATCACAAATAGATTCTTTAATTAAATTCTCTAATTTTCAAGGTAAAACATATTGTGTTAATATACCTATCGACTATAATATATTAATTTCTAAGAGAAAAGAATTAAAGCATTTGGATATTGTATTTAAAAAACCAGATGTCATCAATTTAGAAAAAATATCATATAAATTAGTTTTAGGTGATAGCCATTCACTATCTGTTTATCAACCAGGATTTGCAATAAGTAGAAATGATGGCAAAACATTACATGGATTTTTAAAAATAGGTCTAAAAAATTATATCAATAAATTTATAACTGATTTAGTCTTTTACGCAGGAAACATTGACATTAGATTCCATTTGCATCAATATGGAAAAGAAGGTATTGATAAATTATTATTAGAATTAGAAAGACAATTATTAGAAATAAGTTTTAATTCAGTATCTTTGGTAAAATTACTACCTATCGAAGATGAATCAAGGAAATTGCCAGGTACAGGTCTTTACAAAGGCCAACCATTTTATGGATCCAAAGAATTAAGGACTGATCTAGTTATTTATTATAATCAAAAACTAGAAGATCTTTGCATTAAAAACAATTGGAAAATATTATCTTGGAAATTTGATTATAATAATTTTTCATTTGATTCTATGGAAGCAAAGCAATCAGTTCATCTTAGACCAAGTTCTTACATGTTTATAAACCAATTCATATATGGAAATGATCAACGCGTTTTTACAGTATTATAGTAAAGCTAAAATGATGCAAGAACTTAAGTTCGAAGGAGCATCATTTACAAAAGAAGATATTGATGACGATCTTATATGGCATGTTCCAATTTATGATGTAGTCAATAGGAAATATGCTGCATTTAGTTCCTTACTAGAGGCTATAGTTAAACAAGAAAAAGATCCTAAAGGAAATGGGATTAATTTTTTAAGAGGCATGACTAAAGAGGATTTTATTGATCTTTGTTATTTATTTAGATTATGTGGTTCAGGCATTAATTACAAACCAAAAACAACTAATGAACCATGGGGAACTCACGGTTTTGGAAACTTTTGGATTGTAGAATTGCTTAGAAATGATATTACTAATAGAAACGAATGGTTACACTTTTTGCCAGATTCAGATAAATTTTGTGATGTTAAAGGATATTTACTTCCAATGATAAAAGGTGGATTAAAGAATTTTATTTTAAATGAATCAATTTATTTGGTTTATCATATTAAAAATTTTATTAAAAAATCTGGTAAAGTAGGAATAAAAGAAGTTGTAGACCATGGAAATGAATGGTTAAAAGAAAGAGGTTACATGAGACAAAATTTTGTTTTAACTGCTTTTGCAATGGATTTAGCTGAATACTTTCCTGAACTTGTCGATAGAGATTCAGATGTCTACATAGGATCAAATGCAAAAAAATGTTTAAAATTGATTCTACCTGATATGAAACAGGATAAAGCATTAAGATACTTATGCGATATCACAGGCAATCATTCTAAACCTTATGACATGGAAGACGTAGCATGTGACTTTATAAGATATATTCAAAACTTTCAATCAAGTGACCATATTTTAATGAATAACAATAAAACTTATACTAACAATGTTTATAAATAAGCAAATAGGGATTCAGAATAATGATTTAAATACAATGTATTTACATGATTATTTAGAATTGACAAAAGATTTTAAATCTTCTTTTGATGAATTTAAAATTAATAAAGTCAATGGATTTAATGTAATTGACGAATCTTTGGTATGCCCAGTTGGATATAAGGCAAGATCAGGGGAGTTCCTTGTACAACAACTAGTAAAGTCTGGCGTAAAAGAAATAGTATATGTACAACCTAGAAGAGGATTTGCAGGTATTTCATTATCGTATTTATGCAAAAAATATGGATTAGATCTTACGCTAGTTATGCCATCTTCTAAAATTGTTAGTGATCACCAAGCTTTATGTATTGAGTATGGAGCCAAACCATTATTCCTTAGGGTAGCGGCAATGCCTAATGCAAACATACTTGCAAAAAAATATGCAAAATCTATTGGCGCTTGTTATATTCCATTAGGATTAAACCATCCGCATGTTATAGCAGGAGGAGTTAGACTTATCTATGATTTTTTTAAAGATAAAGAAAAACCTGTTACTATGTGGACTGTAATTTCTACAGGTGTTTTAGTTAGAAGTTTGCAAATAGCTTTACCAAATACTAATTTTAATGCAGTTGCCGTTAGTAGAAATATACAGCAAGGAGAATTAGGGAATGCAAAATTTTATTCTTACCATAAACCATTTGATTCATTAGCAGATATTATTCCAACAGAATTTGATTGCGAAAATAGTTACGATGCAAAAGGTTGGGAATATTTAAATAAATTTGGTAAAGCAGGCGATTGGTTTTTTAATGTGGCAGGAGAATCAGAAAAACCTACAATTGATAAAAAATTAATAGACTCGTATCGTGATTGGAATGATTTAAAAGACTTTAAAATATGTATGTAATAAAATGCAATAATGCTCAAGAGGCATTTGAAAAACTATTTGATGAAATTATGAATAATGGAGAAGATTGCTCTAATGGCACAAAGCAAATATTCAATACTTTAATTCAAATTAATAGGCCAGATTTAAATTTAATTGAAACAAAATTTAGAAATTGGAATCAAGAGTATGCTGAATACGAATGGCAATGGTATTTA